AGTAGCGACAATTCAGAACGACGCAGCCGCCGCAGAACGTGCCAGAATTAAAAGCATTGAGGATTTGACAAACGGTAACTATGCAGCACTTGCGGCAGACGCAAAATTCACGAACCCAACTTCTGCGCAGGAATTGGCAGTGAAAATCATTGCAGAGCAGAACAAAGCTGGGGGCACATACATTGAGAACCGCCAGAAAGACGCACAGGACAGCGGGGCAAATGGAGTGCTTGGAGCAGTGCCGGAGGACGGAGCAGGCGACAACGGCAAGAATGTTTTTGAAGCAGCTATTGACAAGCTGTTTCCAGAAGTGAAGTAAGGAGGTAGCAGGCATGAGCGAATATGCAGTAGAGAAAAGAGAAACAGCGCCGAAAAACTTCTTTGCTGGCGACTTCCCAACAGTGCCGGAAACGGGGACTGCGGGTGCGGATATTAAAGAGTATGCGCCAGTAATGGTTGACACGGCGAGTGACAACAAAATTATCCCGGTAGCCAAAGGAAGCGAAGCAAGCGCAATCGGCATTTCTGCGGCAGCAGCAGGAAACGGGGAACCCGTGACATATTACATGACAGGTGAGTTTTTCACCGACGCATTAAGCGTTGAAAGCGGCACTGATGTGGCGAAAATCAAAGAAGCATTAAGAAAAGTATCAATCTTTTTGAGATAAGGAGGAAAAAGAAATCATGGCAAATGAAGTATCTATTTATGAGCCACGGACAATGGGCAGAGTGGTTCAGAAATTACCGCCCGTACGTACCTTTTTCAGAAGTACGTTTTTCAAACATGAGGAAACTTTCACAACAAAAAATGTTGATGTAGATTTCAGAAAGGGCAGCAGAAAGGTTGCGCCGTTTGTAAGCCGCTTAATTGGTGGAAAGGTAGTGCCGAACACTGGCTATGAAACAAAGACCTATACGCCGCCTTTAGTAGCCCCGGAAAAGGTCACAACGGTTGACGACCTTTTACAGAGAAGACCGGGTGAAAGTATTTATTCCGGCAGAACACCTGCGGAACGTGCCGTATTGAAAATGGCAGACGATTTTGTGGAATTAAGAGAACAGATTGTGCGCCGTGAAGAATTGATGTGCGCCCAGACAATCTTCACTGGTAAAATTCCCATTATCGGTGACGGCG